TGCAAGGCTATCTGGCAGCCCATCCCTTGAGGCATGGCGTGTGGTTCTTCTCCCGCGTGGGGGTGATGCCGGGGGCGCGGGGGCAGGGCCTACAGCGCAAGCTAATGGCCGTCATGGAGAAGCATGCGCGGCGTGAGGGATGGCGGGAAATCGTCACCTACTGCGCCGGGCATAATGGCCACTCGACGCGGAACATCCTGGCGGCCGGCTACCGAACCTATGAGCCCCGCAAATCTTATGTGGGGTGGGAAGTGGTCCATATGAGAAAGCGCCTGCCATGATCATCCACCCTCCCGCCGAGTACCTGTTGACCTTGCTAAAGCGCGCCGTGGTCCAGGCTGGTGGCGATGATGGAACAGCCGGTCATGCTTGACGAGCTGGAGATCCGCGCGCTCGGCACACTGCCGCGTGCGGTTGTGGAAGAGGGCGATAGGGTATTTTTGAAGCTCTTTGACCCAGAGAAGGGTGTGGACTGTATTTGGTGTGTCCTGTCGCCCCTGCAGGCGCATTTGCTAGGCATCGACTTAATCAAGGCAGCGCTAAGGGGGCAGAAATGAAAAGCCGAGCATGCCTTCCAGCCGCGACCCCAATCGTATGGCGATTGTATACTTGACATAGCAAGCCGCATCCCCTAGAAAGGGACATGAGCTACGCAGACCTGACCAATCCCATCTTCACCGACGAGACTTCAGCGCGCGAATACCTTGAGGCGCAGCGTTGGCCGAACGGCCCGGTATGCCCCCATTGCGGCTCGGTGGACGAGAACGTTTACAAGCTCGGCGGCAAGGGCCATCGCCCCGGCCTCTATGCCTGCAAGGGCTGCCGTGGCCATTTCAGCGTGACGGTCGGGACGGTCTACGAACGCTCCCATATCCCCCTGCACAAGTGGCTGCTGGCCACGCATTTGATGGCGTCCAGCAAGAAGGGCATCAGCGCCCACCAGCTCCACCGTCTGCTCGGGATCACCTATAAGTCGGCTTGGTTCATGGCCCACCGCATCCGCGAGGCGATGCAGGATACCGGGCGTGAACCCATGGGCGGCAAGGGCAAGGTGGTGGAAGCTGATGAGACCTACTTCGGCAACCTGCCGCCGCATAAGGCCCCGATCCGCAAGAACCCCAACCGCCCAAAGCACGGTCCGCACCACAAGCGCGCCATCGTGACCCTGGTGGAGCGTGGCGGAAAGTCCCGCTCGTTCTATGCCGAGCACGCCCACGTCGATAAGGTCGCCAAGATCGTGCGCGAGAACGTGGCCAAGGAAAGCCGCCTGCACACCGATACCAGCAGCGTCTACAAGAAGGTCGGGCAAGAGTTCGACGCCCACGAGGCCGTGAACCATTTCAAGAAGGAGTTCGCGCGCGGCATGACTGGCGTTTATCAGCATTGCGACGAACGCCACCTGCACCGCTATCTGGCAGAGTTCGATTTCCGCTACAGCAACCGCGCCGCGCTGGGCTGCTCGGACCGCGAACGCGCGGACAAAGCCCTGAAGGGGATCGAAGGCAAGCGCCTGACCTATCGGCGGATTAACGAAGAAGCGCAGCCTTCCTAAGTGGGGAACGGTTGAGTTGCGCCGCTTGTTGGCCGCAATCCTCGATGATTAGGGCTGCCACCTTTCGGCCTTAATCGGTGTGATAAACTATATTTAGCAGTAGGGATTTCCCCGACTGTGTTCCTGTTTCGGACTCGCCCACCCACAAGGTGTGGTGTAGTTTCGAGACGCGAGCAGCGAAAAGGCCGCCCCCTCCTGGCAGAGGGAAGCGGCCAGATCGTTGTTCGTTACCGCAACTGGTTGGACTGGTGCGGCAACAAGCTTGTACAGCAGGGTGAATCTGAGTCCGCTCGGGTTTCCTGTCAAGGTGCTTGTGCGCGCAGCGGTCCTTCCTAACAGAAGGACTATGTAAGTGAACGCACTATCAGGCTTCGGCCTTCTTCAAAAACATGAGCTTGTTTGGTTGCGTTGCTTCGGCAACGTGCCAGCAAGCAAAGATTGCAATGGACTGTGGGTCTATCGCTCAGCCTACGGCGACTCAAACTCGCCCTTTGGCTGGGAGCTGGATCATATTGTGCCCAAGGCACTGGGCGGCAGCGATGATGTGAGCAATCTCCGCCCACGTCATTGCAGCGGCAATCGCAGTGCGGGCGGACTCCTCGGCTCACTACTGAGCCGCTAGGCTTTCGCCTTCTTCTTAACTCGCTTCTTCGCCGTGGCCTTCTTTGGTTGCGGCGGAGTTGCGAGCATTCGGCGCACGACCGCCTCTGTGGCTGGGTCAAGTTTAGGGGGAGACTTGGGCATGGCGACAGATCCGATGAGGGAGGAGGCCAGCCGCCTTATACCGATGGCGGTCGGCGCGTTGGTGATTCAATTCGCTCTGCTTGAGCATTGGATTGATGGAATGGTCGCGACCATTTTTATGTACGTAGATGGTGCTCGTTCTATCAGGCGACAATATCCCTTCAACGCTAAGGAGGAAGTGAACTTCCTGAACGATTGTTTCGGCCAGTTGCCACCTCTCAAACGCTATAAACAGCGAGGCTGGCGCTTCTTGGAGAAATTGAAGCCACTGGCCGAAATGCGCCACAACGTAGTTCATGGGCACTTAAGAACGATCGACTACGCCTCCGGCACGCTAGAGTTCAGTCGCGTGTTCAAAGGTAAGAATGGCCAGCCTATCAGGCGAACGCTAACCATCCTGGCATCCGAGCTTGTCGATCAGCAGCACGAGATACACATGCTAAATCCCGTCGCGATGGACCTCTGCCATCGCCTCGTTGACGAATTCGGCCCTGAGAAGAAGGTCTAGCAACCGAGCCGCCGCCTTGTCGGGCGCTTCGCCTGTACCCTCCCACGCATAGAGAAAATCTCCCGCAAGCTCAGTGAGTTTGGAGAAAGCCGGCCTGTCACGCCCGCACATATCAATCTCCTGTGTCTGCTATGTCAAGTATACAATCGCCATCGTATATTATACCTGATAACGCCGCATCGCGTTTCGAAGGGAAATAATGGCTGAAAACCCCGATCCGCCCCGGATATCAATCCGTCTCATTCAGGCAACTGTCGATCACGCGAATGTCTCTAAGGGACACCTTGTGTGGTTTATGGATGGCCGCCCATTACCACCCGGTTGGGATTACGCGCCTCTTGAATTGGAGCAAATATGCCGCGAGCAGCTCGTACAAGAGGGTTTCCGAGGCTGAGGCTGATGAGCCTTGATCTCTCTAAGGCTGCGCTGCTGGGGCAGAAGTAGCTGCGGGCCGGGACTTATGTGTTCCCCCGCCGCCGCGGGTCAGGGGCTATTTTGTTGTTCTTTCGCCCAGTCACTAAGGGCCCTACCCAGTACAGCGAAGGACTCAGATATAGGCCACATATTTGTGTATGTGTACCAACACTCAATCCTTTTTATTGGGGGCATAGAGAGATACTCTTCTCGCAATGAGACTTCACGCGCTTTTCTTTGGCGCTCCTCTTCTTCTTTTCGGCTGATTTCTTCACGCGTCTGTTTTTCCTCTCGATCTTCAACAATCTCTAGCCATTCATTGTATGTGTAAGTGGGTTCCGGGTCGGTCATTACAGGAAATCCTTGGTTGCAGTCGGTGATAGGTGCGCAGGCATTCTTATGCCGATCCACTTCTAATCTTGCCGATCTTTACCGCTAGGCTCGGCGAGGGCGGTTGGATCAATTCGCTCAGCTTTGCCATCTGGTGATACCTTGATGAAGGCTTGCCCATAGTGACGCAAGTCCTTGCGTACGTCGGAATCGACATCGCGTAGCATGGCCTCAACTGCCGCATCGAGCGCGTCCATTCCTGTCTCTCGTAGGTCTTGGGTCATGCTGGCCTCTGCTGTTTCCTGAGTTTCCAAAGGTCCTCCAGCACGGCGTACATTGTCTCAGCGACATGCTGCGGTTCCTCCAGAAGCATCCAATAGGGCTGTCGGGAGGCCAGGGCGTCGGCGATCATGTGGAGGTGCCGAGAGGCCGGGCATGTGTGCGTAGGGAAATCTCGCACCCGATTTACGCGGCGACGTGCATTTCGGAGCCGCTTCAAATCGGCACCTTCATACTCGAAGGAAGCTGTTGGCCAATCAGTGGGGTCTTGGGTCATGGGCGCCTCCAATGAGTTGGCCCGCCATGCGGTGGATCGTCGTTCCATGTCAGCGCCCCGTCTGGGGTGGCCCAGAAGCCGATGCGGCCAGGGAATAAGCCGTTGCGCTGGATATGGCACCACTGCATCGGCCACACCTCCTGTGGCTCGCCGTCCTCAATCCACGTGAGAAGGACCAGGCTGCCATCTTTCGGCGCTGTCTCTATCGGCCTCCACTCACTTCTTGTCAGTGTGCCGGCCTTTGTCGCGCCGCCGCCATTCTCTTCGCTCTCAGCGCTCGTACCGCTCGCGTCCATCTGTTCTAGTCCTATCAATGTTTTGGCCATTTTACTTCAGGCGGACATTAAGGAAACGCGGGTTTGCTAAACCGTTATACGGGGATAACTCGTATCGAGGGTTCGAATCCCTTCCTCTCCGCCATTACTGCATTTTAGCATGGTCGTCTGTCTTTTGTCCCGCATATACATGTGCCGGGGTTTGTGACTGCGGGCGCATGGATTGCTGTTTCTGCTCCGGGGTCAGGTACTTCAGGTAAATCTCGGTCGTCTTGATCGAGGCGTGCCCGAGGATCTGCTGGAGGTCGTAGATATAGCCACCGTTCCGCAGGTAGTTCACGGCGAAGAAGTGCCGCAAATCATGGAATCGGAAGCGGATAGGAGGCGTCTGGCGGCGACGCCAGGCCCGGAAGTTGGCGGAGAAGTTGCGGAAGGGCTGGCCGTCCCCGTGCCAGAAAACAAGGGCGCTAATGGGGTGCCGGGGTGTGCCATTCAGCGTGCCTGCCGCATCCGAGAGGAGGGGACCGTCTAGGGGAATGGTTCTGGCTGCATCTGTCCCGGTTCAGCTCGATCTGGCGCCACTGGAGGGTCAGAATTTCCTGCTGGCGCATGCCCGTCTGGCTGGCGAGAGCGATGACCTTCGAGAACGAAGACTTGGCGTCTACGGCCTTCTGGACCTCCTCCGGCGTGGGTAGGTCGATAGGCTCGTTTCTGGTGCGCACTAGGCTACGGTCGTATTCCAGGGCCGGATTATGCTCGCAAATGCCCCAGCCGATCGCGCTGGCAAAGACCCTGGAGATAGCTGTCAGGTCGTTCCTGATAGTCCGGTTGCTGGCGACTTTCTTTCGGGCGCCGATCAGGGCGGCAATGTCCCGCTTGGTGATTTCGTCGATGTACTTGCCGTCCATGTGGTCACGGATCTGGCGGAAGGTCACAAGGTACCGCTTGGCTGTGTTGGGCTTGATCGCCCCCGGCATGACCTCAATACAGTAGCGACCTACGGCGTCCTGCCATGTGGTTCTGGCGTGTCCGTAGAAGCGGGCGTGCTCAAGTTCTTCCCGGATGTCTTGCGCCCTTTTCCGGGCCTTACCGATAAGAGGCGTTCGTAGGCTTCGGCGTATGTCTTGCCCGTCAACTTGGAAGCGAGCCCACCAGGTCTTGCCACGTCGATAGAGGTTTTTGTCTGCCAAGACCTCTCCTCCTGTTTCTTCGCCCATTGTTTGATCGTCGGCCCATGGAACGTCCAGAGGCGACCATACCGCGCCGCACTCGGGATAGCGCCGCGCTGGGCCATCTGCTGGGCGTGCCGCCGCTGCATGCCGGTGACCTCGCAGACGAAATCGATGCGGACGCGCTCGCTCATCTCATCCCTCTGTATGTGGGGGCGGCGGAAGGATTAGAAGTGACTTCGGCGTATAACGCCTCCGTACCCATCGATTTCTTTATCGGCAGCTCCGCTTCTCCGGGCTTAATCGGAGGCATGACGAAATCTCTCATGCCGCACCATTGGCACCAATGAAGCGGCCAACCGGCATCATTCGTAAGCGCGCAATTGGGCGGCGCATAATGCAGGTTGAATCGATGCAGCAAGCGCATCAGCGGGCGATAGAGGAAGCGATGGTAGATCATGCTGTTTTTGTTTCTCTTTTGGTGAGCGCGTAGCGCGAGCGAACCCTAATCATCCCCCTCACTCCTTCTCGGCCATGGCGAGCAGCGCGCGGGCGACTTTGATGCAGTTGTCTTGATGGCGGCCACCTGCGGCTAGACTGCCATCGACAAGATACGCGAGTATTAGTTTCGCAGCCTCTACCGCCTCCACCGGCACGGGCTTGGCCGGCTGGGAGGCGAGGGCGCGAATGATTTTAGCCGCATCCTTGAAAGCTATTGCCCGACTGCGCGAGCTTGCTGCGAAAACCGAATTATCAATTCTGCGGGCACACTCCTCAATCGTCTTCTCCCGCCCCGGCCCTGCGGCTGCGAGCGCTGCGTGTGAGGACAAGATAAAGCCGATGGGGTCATCGCCGCCGCCTACGCCAAGCCCGGCTATGTACTCGGCAACGCGGCGTTCATCCTTTGTGTAAGGATTTGTCTCAAAGTCACGCTCCATATCATCGCCTGCGGTCATTACCGGCCTCCTGCCGCCCAAAACACAAATACCCACCAAGCAACAAACCCGAGGGCTACTACGGTTGTGTGCCATGTCCATGTTCGCGGAAGCTGTCCGTCATCGCCCGAGGTGGTCATGGCTGATCCTCAAGTGCTTGATCGATGGCGTTTGTGCTACGCCCCAGAGTGCGCAATCGCTTGCGTTCCCATTCTAAGGCTTCCCTCATCCGCTCGTTCTGCGCGTGGAGCGAGAGGAACGCGTTACAGACCAAACGGACGGCTTGTTGCACTTCCGATAGAGGCTGGTCTTCGCATTCCAGTGCCTCAATCAGCAACCGCGCCGCCTCGATAGCCTGCCCTGCAGGGGCCTCGGATGGGGGTGTCATGACTTGCTCTCGTCGCAAGGGCAGGGCCATTCCGGGCATGTCTCGTCAATTGGCAGATAGTCGTAGTCAGGACACCAATGGGCGTGTTTGCCCTCAAGCACCCTGCCGCGCCAGCGCATGCTGTCATCAATCCAGTCTGGACCGGGAGATGTCACCCAATTCCGACGCATCGGCTTAATCGGTTTCACTTCACCCCTCCCTCTCTCCCATCCCCGCTCGGCGCGGCGATATCAGACGGATCGATGCGCACAGCCCGACCATCTGGCGTTATCCGGATGAAGGCTTGGCCGTAGTGGCGTAAATCCTTTTTCAAATCGGGATCGATGTCCTTCAGCATTTCCTTGGTGGCGGCTTTGAGAAATGCTGTCCCGTAGAATGGGTTAATTGGAACGGCCATTTGGATTATTCCTTTCTATCCCCGCTCGGCGCGGCGGAGAGGGCGCGTATACGAGCGGCAGTTGTGACGCAGGCGTGTCGCGCAACATGACTAACACGCTGTCTATTTTCGGCCATTACATCGGCTACCTTTGCACACTCCTCGATCGTCGCTTCCCGCATTCTCTCCACATCTCCGCTAGGCTCGGCGAGGGCGGCGGCAACTTTAAGAAGTAACTTGCTTAATTCGACCGCAGATGAATGGCCGATTTGATATTCAGTTTCGGCCAAGCCTCTGACGCCCCATGCTTTGATGTCACCAGCCCACGCCCTGAGATGTTCTGCGTCCATATCCCCCACAGCGGGGAGAGCGGAGGCGCGGCGGTGTTGGAGCTCGCGGGCGATTACCAAGCTCTCGCGATGCGTGATGTATCCGCCGTCGTTTGCTCGCCGGCAGTAATCTTCAAGCTGTTCATCGCTTGGCGGGAGGAGGGTTCGCTCGTTCGCTGTCGCTCACTACGCACCCATCACCGGCTGCATCGAAAATGTCGCCTTCAACCATAGTCCGCCATGACCCGAGATTGCGCAGGCGTTTGATGGCCGCCAATTCTGCTTCGAGGTCAGTGACTATCTGGCTCTCGAACAGTTCGCGGTGCATCAAGAATAGCTTGCGGCGTAGCTCGACGCCGAGCGGCAACTCTCGGCCGCCTTCGCGAAACCAAGCATCTTTGAACTGGTATTGAAACTGAAACAGGTTCCCGAATGTCTTAGCGTCTCCAGCCAGCGCGCTTTTGATGTACTCCTCGGCGGTCTGGCTGATGACATGGCGCAACTGATCTTCGAGGCGAAGGCTCAATTCATCCTGAAGGTATGAGACGACCTTATCGCAAGCATCGTCTGCAGCCTTCTTCATGATTTCGCCGGCAGCCTTTTCGACTTCTCGTATGGGGGCGTCATCGTCAGGATTGCGCAAGCATGCGACCAATTTGTCGGTATGGTCCGTATAGCTCGATACATACATTGCAAACCTCATGCTTTTTTCTGTTTGGTGAGCGCGTAGCGCGAGCGAACCCTGATCATCTTCCTCACCTCCCCCGCCTATCCCACAGGGCCTTGTACTCACTCATTGGGGGTCTCCAGAGGAGAGAAGTGCCTTTCCGGTAGTGAGCGCGTCGGCGAGGTCGTATATGGCGCCGCAACTGGTCTTGATAGACGCGTCGAGCCGTGGCGGATGTCGTTTATATTCGCCGTTAGGTCCGTTCCAGCGGGCCACGCAAGGGAGCACTGTGCGGAGTGCTCGCGCTTCTACAAGCGCTTCTAATGCCCCCTCCAGCTTCTCTATCCGCTCTGCCATGGCGGCGATCTGTTCTGTGTTGGTCATCGGAGCACCACAGTGCCGTCCATAAGGCGCTTCCACTTCGAGGCGCGGCTGCCCGGCATTGGGTTCGCCGATCGGCTCATCCCGAAGTGCTTAGCCTTCTGTCTCTTGGCTTTCGCGATCCTGCCGAAATCCTCTGCCGTCTTTGGCGCGTGGCAGGACTTGTGCGCGGGGGCCATGTTGGCTTCGTCGTCGGCGCCACCCAGGGCGAGCGGGATGCGGTGTTCAACCTCCCAAAGCTGGCCAGCCTGGATCTTGAAGCCACACAGATAGCAACGGCCTGCTGCATCCTCGAATAGCTTGAGGCGCATTGAGCGGGAGAGTGTCCGGCGCATCAGGCGGCGTCCTTTAGCTCGACGCCGTGGGAGACGGCCCAGCTAATGGCGTACTCGATGAGGCTGGTCATCTCGCCCACTGACATAGCGGCGGTGGATGGACGGAGCATCATCCGCTCCTGCTCAAGCCCCAGCATGAATTCGCCGGGTCGCTTGGTGGCTACAGCATGGCCAGAGACGAGTAGAAATTTCCATTCGTCTTCCGAACGTCGTTTGCCGGCCCATTCAACGGGTGACAGTGCGAGATCCCGGCAGATGGCGTGGAATTTCCGGTTTTGATCGCCGTTGCGCTTTGGTGGGCGCACCTCGCAGACGTAGCCATCTGGAGCCCGTTTAATGGCCTCCAGAGCCCCGTGTCGTGCCGGGGCATGATGCAGCACGAAGGTCTGCTTTTCGCTCACAGCGAGCCCTTAACCTCGTTCCAGGCGGCTATAGCGGCCTTGGCCAGCAAGGGGATATCCTGCGTATCGAACTTTCCGGAGCCCATGGCGCGACCGACAACGCCCATCACGAACATGGCGGCGTCCTTAGTCTGGACATTGCCGCTGGCCACCGGAGGTCGATTATGACCCAACGGTGCGGGTGCTTGTGATGGCGCCGAGGAATTCGACGAGAGAGGGCCAGGATTGAACTCATCCGGAAGCCAGAAATAGGACTTGCCGTTGAACTCAGTTTCCTTCACGGCGACATTGAACGTCTGCCCGACCTGGTAGCGATCGAAGGATGCCGTCTTAACGCGGTAGACGCGCCCGTCCGTGCCCCTGATGCCACCAGACTTCGCCCCATCCTGAGGAGGGAAAAGCTTCTCAACTGTGATTTGCGTCATGCTGCAGTCTCCAGATAGAACTTATTGGCGGCCTCCCGCAGTGGATCGCTCCAGTAGAAGACCGAGAAGTCGGGGGCGAACATCCGCATGAAGTCGGCGGGGCTGTCGGCCTTGCGAATGGCGTGTACCAGGGCGTGAGCAGAGCGGCAGACGCTTTCCCATGCCGAGCCGTCGTCAACGACCTCGTGAATGCTCCACTTCTTCGGCGTGACGTAGAGAAGGGAGAAGGGAATGCCGGTTGCCCTCCGGTAGATCGTGCATTGCTCGCAATGATCCGGACGGGCCTCAGACGGCATCCTGAGCGTGGTCTTGAGATCAAGCCCGTGGTCGTCCCATCGATAGTCGGTGTAGCCGATCAGCGGGATATCGATGCCCGGGATATCGACCTCGATCTTGCTCTGCCGGGTGAGCGGCATCGGCTTGCCCTTGGTGGCTGCCTGGGCCTGCTTCAGGAAGTCTTCCAGGGATTCGTATTCCTTGGCGGCTTTCTCATCGACGACACCCTGGGCCAGTTCATCCCAACGACGGCGCGTCTCAGCCAAGGCCATGGGCAGATCGTAGCCCCACAGGAGCTTGTCCAAGCCAGCCTCTACCGACTGCCCGCGCCACGCCGAGGGACCGGCATCGTCACGGATGCCCATGAGGTACGATAATGCCCAAACGTTTGGCGCCGCCCGGAACTTGGCGATCGAGGAATAGGAGAGGTGCGGATCGCCCGACTTTCCGGCGAGAACCTTGCGCGGGTCCATCACGCGGCCTCCGCATTCACGGGCACACTTTCGGCTTCAACGCTGCTCCAATAGCGGTCTTCCGCGTCAAAGCCCTTCTGAGCCTCCAGCGCCATCGCTTCGAGGATGCGGATCGCCCGAAACGCATAGCCCTCGTGAAGTTCGAAGATGGCATCCTGCAATTGACCATGCTCGTGGCGAGTCATGACATCACCTCATGCTTTTTCTGTTTGGCGAGAGCGCGTAGCGCGGAGCGAACCCATTTCATAATGCGAGCCCCCACAGGGTTAGCCGGCACCATCTTCTCCATCTCCTGGTGCATCTCAGGGGAGATCATGCCGAATCCCCCACATCCTGATATGCGATTGGTAAACGGAGAGCGTGCTTCCTGATGGCGCGATTTTCAGACCGCTCCAGCTCCGCACGTACACGGTGGAACTCGGGGGACCAGAAGCAGCATGCCGGGGTTTCTCGCGCCTGCTGGCGCATGAAGAACAACGTGCGTTGCTCGTCCTGCTCCTTGCTCAGGTCCTTGTCGCCCCAGGGGAATAGGACGGGGGAGGGAAGGCCGATGGTGGTCATGGCAGCGCCACCTCCAGCGTATCGATCTCGTCCTTCAGGGCGTGGAAGCGATCCCACACAAGGTCACCGATGACCTCGGCAATGGCCTCGATAGCGTCCCGGCGTTCTGTGTCGGAGTAGCCGCCGCCGTGCTGCTGGAGGTCCCAGAGAGCGCTCCTGACGGCATTCATGGCCTGGTCCTTGGCGACGTCGAGCGCCTCCAGATCGTTCCTGGCGCGGTCCAGTGCGGCGTAGGACGGACGAGCACCGCCGGATTCGTATTCGCGGGAAAGGGTGTCCATCACGCGCTCCTGCGAGCGGCTATTGCCTTATCGAACAGGGCTAGGATGTCCGCGTGAGTGGTGCTCGGGTGGTCGTTGTAGGTGGTGATGAGATGGAATCGCTTCGGCAGTACAGCCTCCAACGCATCCCAAGCTTCCTCGCCGACTTTATCCATCGCATGGGGCGTCAGACAGAGCACAGCGAGGCCCGCGCAAAAGCGAGTCGTGCAAGAAGGCTCCTGAGCCCAATTATCAGCGACGCGCGATCGACCAAGCAGAAGGCGCTCTGTGATAGGATCGATAGGAGCCGGCACCTGCGGCTGAACTCCAACTTCGGGAAACTCGACCAAATCTCTCGGCATTACGGTCTCTCCTTGCGAGGGTGGGGGATTAGGACCGCACAGTTACGAGCGTCCATGGGTAGGGCGTGTTATTGTCGAGTTCGATGCGCCCCTCCCGCCGGAGCCCATCGACGGTGCGCCATAGCGTGGGGCTTTCGGCCATTTCGAATGTGCTAAAGCGACCTTCCTTGCGCAGCACGTTCAAAACCTTTTCTGGATCGCCGTGATGCTTCTTGGGCAACTCGTCCAGGCTTGAGAACGTGTCGATGAAAATCCGTCGCGCCATCTCCATCCTCCTGTGGGCCGCGGCCTACGAACCGCATTGATCAGGGAAGGCGTCCTTGCCGTGCGCCAGTCGATCGGCATTCACGGTCTGAAGGTTTTGCCGGCAGGCCTTGGCCTTGTCGGAGCGGGCGATGCCGTCACCGATCAGGTAGCCGACTGCTACGGCCGCGCATCCTTGGGTGCCGACGGCGATACCGGACAGCAGCGCCAGCAGAAGGGCGGCGGACCGGAAGCGGCGGCGTCTTTGGCGTGGGGACATGTGATGCTCCGTTCAACTACGGAAGGAGGATACGAAAGTCGTACCTTCTCGTCAATAGGCAGAGGTACATTTTTTGTACCTAGCCAGACAAAGTTATCCCGCGCGTTCGCCCCGCCTAATTAGCGGGGTCGGTGTCTTTCAACGATGGGCCACGCGTGCGGGTAGTCGTGCCTCGAAAGCTCTATTTCCGTTTCCGGGGCAGCGTATTGGCTAATTATCCACAGGTCGTCTGTGGATCGAATCAGATTTCCGACGACGGCTAGTGCTCCCCGATTTGTGGGCATGCTGGCTGCGAATATGCAATCATCGTCCGGTGCCGGAGTCAGCTCCGGATCAACCACGAGGCGGTCTCTCTGCTTATAGACGGCCTTGTTTGCGTCATCTATCACTTTGAATGCGAATGCCTTTTTGTTGTATTCTAAATCACTTGAGCGAGGTAATTCGCCGTCTTTCTCGGCTATCAACATGAAGCCCCCGAAGCGGCTCCCTAAATGCGGAACCACCTTCCAGATTACCAAAGGTGGGAGCTTGCGACCAAACTGTGATTTCGTCGATGACGATGTATCTGCCGGTGGCGACGGATCAAAAATTGCTGAGGGCGGGACTGGTTCACCGGTAATGATCGCCAGCAACTCCTGCTCGCTCATTTCCAAGTACCTGGCGGCAGCCGGCACCTCCTCGGCTTGTAGCCGCCTGTCGCCGCGCTGCATCTCGTAGACCCGTTCTTTGGGCTTGCCGAGGGCGCGCGCGAGGCCGGCGCCGGACTTGTTTAGTTCGCGCAAGCGGGGTTTCAGCCACTCCATCGACCAATAGGGTACATTTTCCGGGCCGATCCGTAACGGTACGCAAACCCACTCTTCTTGGCTTGACGGCTGGGTACGTTTCTCGTACCTTCGCGGCATGGATGTTTCCTTCGATAAGGCTGAAGCTGCTTACGGAAGCCTGAAGGCTTTCGCGAGACGCCTCGGCGTTAAATACACAACCGTCCACGGCTGGAAGCGCAGCGGAAACGTCCCGTATTGGCGCGCCGAGAAGATCGAGGCCATCGCACTCGAAGACGGGAAAGACCTGTTCTCCCCACCCTTGAAGAAGCGGACGAGGGGCTGATGAGTGCGCTTACGGCTGAGCGCCTCAAGTGCTGGCGCCATGGAAAATTCCGGGAGATTGGTTGCATCTACGCGGCTACGTCGGCGGATGGAGAATGGATAAAGGTTGGTTTCTCCTCTCGCATTGGCGGCCGGCTTGCGGCTCTTGACCACGCTTATCCGCAGTACGCGCCGTTCAGAATAATCGGCATCTGCCGCTCTACGTGGCGCGCGGAGCAGCAATTTCACCGCGCGCTTCGCGGCCTTCACGCATCGGATTGCTGTGAGATCTATCCCGCGATCCCGCCAATCAAGGAAGCCGTTGAGGCTTTCGTTCACGGCGAACACCGCCCGGCCTTTGAGTTCGACGAATATTGGGAACTCAGAGAATGGGCGAAACGCATTTCGGCGCACCTGAAACGGGAGAAAGCAGCATGAGCGTTGTCGATTTCACCGAGTACAGCGACGCCGAGCTAGAGGAACAGCTCGTGATGGATGCCTCTGTGTGGCGGGGAATCCGGATGGCCATCATCCCCTCGCTCTTCATGTGGGCGCTGATCGGGTTTGGCGTTGAGCTGGCTAGGGCGCTGTTGCCATGAGGGCAGTAATCATCCTCTGGGCGCTGGTCGTCCTTCAGGCGATCAACTTGACTGTGGCATCGCTCTATAGCGACCACTCCTGGGTCATCATCCTTTGTTCTGCTGGCCTTGCGCTCAACTTCACCCTCGCCGTTATAAGCAGCACCGTAGAAACAATTCTCGGGCTTCTGAGGTAGCCGATGAACTGGCTCGTCGCCTTCATCGCCGCCGTGGTGGCCCTCGCATTCACGTTCCTGAGTGAAGCTGCCTTGCAAGTCTTCCTTGGTCGCGAGGCAGATATTACGCAGGTCGGCTACGTCCTGTTTGCGGCTTGGCTCGTCCTCGTTCTGTCGGCCATCGAGGCCACAAAGGCGAGGTACTGAAAAATGAGGGCCACGGCACAGAGAACGGGGGTAATCCGTACCGCAGCCCCAACCGGTTCCCACCAACCGGTACCCAAATTCCCAATCGCACACGGCGGTGTCATAGCCGCTCCTCCCCCAGGCAGCGGGTCTACCGCTGTTGGTATCGTGTGCAGACTCCGCTTGAGGACGGCCTTCATTGCCGGCGGCAACTGCCTTGTCTCTCGCGGCTTCCTCTCCGAAAGCCCGCTCACATCCTCCCCCGTCTGTCGAGCGGCAGGCATCGCTTTCTCCCCGATGCCTTGGGTCTGCGCTGATCTCCCGGCCAGACCCAGAAATTCCGGCGCGAGACGCCATCAGCTTGCCGGCCAGGCGCCTCGCGATGAAGCCAATAGGTTTCCAAGAATGAACAACCCTTCCCATAAGCAGCCTTATGGAGGGGAAAGTGGGTCACAGGCAGCACAAGTCGTGCCGGGGTCAGCACATGTTTGACGTTGCGCTCAGGTCTGCAGAGATGGTCGGCACTATTGCCGGCCCGAGGGGATGGAACGATACGCGGGAGGCGTGGCTTGCACGAGCAGCGCGCCGCCTTGGATGGAATTACTGGCGTACGCGTAACGTGTGGTTGAAGAGAGTCGAGCTTTCGGCGTCCGAGTGGATTCATCTTCAAGCCATTTTCGATCAATTCAAACAAAGCGCTATTGAGCGCGAGGAAACTGCCCATGAACTTGAGGTTCTGGCGCGGAATGCTGTGGAAGCGCGTGCACAGCATAGCGCACCGAGTGGCGAGTTACGCCGCAACGCGAGCAAAGCGAGACCTCGTAGCGTCGGTCCGTAGTCCGGACCTCTTCGATCAAGATACGTGGTGCAAGTGATGAGCCCCGAGCAATACGAGAAGATCGTGCATGACGAGCGCACCGCCTTCGCGCTGCTGTTCGGGTCTTTGCACAAGATTGCGGAGATCCCGCTCTCCGATGATCCCGCCGTCACCGCCCAGCGTGCATGTGCGGCCCGGTTGAAAGGCCGCTGGAGCGCAATGCTCCGTCGCCTGGATGATGCCCACCGCCGCCGTGTTTATTTGGGGAATTAGTCATGTCCGTTGTTAGCGAGTTTCTTCCCGATCGCACAAAGCTTATCGAGGTCAACCGGCAACGGATGAGCGATTCCGCCTTTCGTCGTGCCTTTCCCACCGAGGCGAGGAAGACAGAGAGTGAGATCCTGCGGGGCGTAAATGCCGACCTACGGCGTGCCATCGAACGCCTTTTGAAGGAAATCGAGCAGCACAAACGGAACAACAAGCTTCTGACCGCTGCCCTAAGGGAAGCCAAAGACGAGAGACGGAAGCCGAATGCGCCGATGAATTGTCCGGAGATGGCTGAGGTAACGGCTCAGTTCCTTAAAGAATTGGAGAGCCGCGATTTCCGCGCCAACAACATGCCGTTTACCTACGACGACATGATGAGCCCCAGGCGCTCCAAGGACCTCTGCAAGCCCCGGCATGTGGCTTGGTGGCTATGCCGGCATCTCTGCAAGGACAGGAGCCTGCCGCAGATAACCCGGTTCTTCAACCGCATGGATCACACCTCGATCATGCACGGCTGCACTCGTGCGCCGGATTGGATGGCTGCTGATGAGGTGCTTTACGAAGCAGCTCTCTCCGTGAAGCGGCGCTTCGAGGTGCTGCAGTGAAGCTGCCCATTGCCAGCGAGCACACGTTGCAAAAGCACGTGGTGCAATTCCTGAACACGGTCATTCATCCGCCGTTCTGGTGGACCTCGATAGATCACGCCGCAAAGCTGAGCCCACGCCAGGCGGCAGCCCGAAAGGCGAGGGGTGTCAAGCGGGGCATTGCGGACATTCTCGTGATGGGTCCCGGGCCGAACGTCCTCTGGATCGAGCTGAAGCGCGACCACAAGAGCGCGACTCTCACGCCAGAGCAGCGGGAATTTGCCGACGCGATGTTGGGCTGCAAGGCGTGGTTTGTCTTATGCCGCAGCGTTTCCGAGGTCGCCAAGGCACTTGATTTTGTGAAGCGTGGAAGGAAAACAGCATGAGCGACTTTGATTGGAGCAAAGACAACGACGAAATTCTATTTCGTAGTTATGGCTCGGTTGCCGTTCATCACAATGGAAATGCCGATCTGGTCATTCGGCAAGAACGCAGCGCAACAGATGACGATGATGCCGTGATCGTCATAGCTAAAGAACACGCAGAGCTGCTGCTTCTTGCTATCCGCGACTTGATGGGAATCAAGCTTTAGCCATGGCGCGCATCCGCTCCATTCACCCTGGGCTGTTTTCAGACCCAGAGTTTGCCGCTCTAAGCGATGGAGCGCAGATCATCTATCTCGGGCTGCTCACCGAGGCGGACGATAATGGCGTGTTTGAGTGGAACCTTAACAAGCTCAAAATTCGCCTTCGCCCCCTGAAGGATGGAAGTTTGGAACCGTTCGTTTCCGAACTCACTACCTCCAACAAGGTGGCTTCTTACGAAATCGATGGACGTAAGTACGGAGCAATTCGGAACTTCCGTAGGTTTCAGCGTCCTAAATCGCCGAAGTCGTGGCATCCCATCCCGGATGATTTCCGAAATTACGTTTGCTTAAGTGGGGAAGATGGGGAAACGCCACCGCCTTCAACTCAATCGATTTCGGAAATTCCTCCGCAGATGGAGGAGGGAGGAGGGAGGAGGGAGGAGGTATCCAAAGCTAACGCTTTGGTTGGCGCTTCCGCGCCCAAACCGACAAAAAGGAAATCCAAGCTCCCGGATGATTGGGAGCCAACCGACGACGATCTGGCCTATGCCAATGCGCAAGGCTGCGTAGACCCTCGGGATACTGCCGAGCGCTTCAAGCTCAATCATTTGAGCAAGGGCACGCTATTCGACGATTTCCGGCGCGGGTTCCAATACTGGTGCCGCAACGAAAAGCGATTTGGTGGCGGCGGCCGGCAGAGCCTTGAAAACGCCAATCAGGAACGAATCCGCTTGGCCAACGAGGCTATAGCCAAATGACCGTCGCCGAACTCCTGCAGCTCATCATCGCTCGCTTTCAGGGCGCAACGCCTGAGAGCCTGAAAGCCGTCAAATCGAGCTACTACAAGCGCCTCGAAAAGCACGAAGGCGATTTGTTGGCCGATGCCTGGGATGCGGTGGTTGGGGAGTTCAAGGCCAACTACCACAACCCGTTTCCCTTGCCGGCCGACTTCGAGAAGCACCTCCCGACGGGCAAGCTGGATCTTGGTCCGGCCAGTGGCCCGAGGGTTGATCTCGCCGGCCACCATGATCGCAAGCAGCGCTTGGTAGCCGAGTGGAAGCAGAGGCAGAAGCCGAAGATTGCCGAGCATCGCGGCCCGATCGTGGCGATGGCCTGCCAGTACATGGCCGAGCAAGTGGCGGACTTCTTCGCCTGGTCCACCAACCCATACTCAATCCTGCTGACGACGGCACAGATCGACAAATGCCAAGAGCGCGCCATCACGCAGGAGCGGGCAAGGCAGTACGGCCCGATCCCGGAAGACGCAGAGCTTTGGAAAATCCAATACGACAAGGCCAAGGCAGCAATTCTTGCTGGCAAGCGATTGAAGCGCGAAGACGAGCGGCGGGACGAGCCGGAGACGGTTGCCCAGCTCCTCGATCGCATAGCCGCGCGGACGAAGCGACAGGAAGCCTTTGATCGCGACTTCGAGCAGGGGCTAGACGGCAAGCTGAGGCATAAAGCTATGAGCGAGATGCAGCGTCTCGGACAGGAGATCGACGCATGACCAGACTGCGGCACAAGGCATTAGCGGAGGCGAGATGATGGCGACCGAAGAGGTGTGTAATTGCCGACAGATAGTTCGCGGACTTCTTCGCGAATACGAGAGTATCACAAATAGAGATCAATTCAGTGCTGCGATGAGAAGCTCAGCGGATGCCAAGGCGCGGGCAATTCGGCTGGCATTGAATAGGCTCGAAGACAACTCACCTAGCCCCTATCACTTCTGGCTCGGGGCCGACGCATGACCCTCACCAGCCGCAAGACAGAGCGAGAGGTGCGGTTGCGCCTCGATAGATTGGACGAGGTTCTTTTGCGGAAGATTATCCGCGAGGAGCTGGAGGCGCATGAGGCGAGGAAGAATCCGCCGGAGGCGCCGAAATACTGGGGTGGGTTGGGTAATGCGCTCGGCCTAGGTTGCCAGCCGGCACCGTTTACGCATTCCCTCGGTCTCTCTGGCCCTTGTAGCAGTTGTGGCTTGATGAAGGGATTATGCGCTCACTCCAACTGTCCGCGGGGCGGGGGCAACTACTGATGAACGGCCACCCCTGGCTTCCGGAGCACTCCGACACGCTCAGGGCATGGGCTGGGCGGCTTTCGGATGCCGAGATAGCCGAGCGCACAGGGCATTCAGTAAGAACAGTCCGCAAGCGGCGTGAGGCTATGGCGCTTCCTTCCTTCGGCCATCGTAAGAATTGGACGCGGCGAGACTGGCTATTGGCTGATGCATCGGGGCTTGACTTTCAAAGGGCTCATTCTGCGAGTGATGTCTGACTCAATCCCCCACGGAGTCAGACTTGGCCAAGAGCATGTTCCCCGTTAAGCATCCCGGCGCCCTTCACAAGGCGTTAGGTGTTGCGCCCGGCAAGAAAATTCCCGCAAAGAAAATGGCCAAGGCGGCCAAGTCAAAGAGCCCTCACGTTCGTGAGATGGTTCAGTACGCCGAGAACATGCAGGGTCGCAAGACGCCTGGCTTTCGTGTCGGGAAGTAATAAATAAACATGGCTACGCGTGGTCGCAAGCCGGGCTTTCGGATGTCCGAAGCCCATCGGGTTAAAATCCAAAAGAGCAACATCCTCAATGCGCTCGTTGAGCATGCGGAGGGTCGCCGGGAAATGAGCCCCACGCAAGTCACGGCCGGTCTGGGGCTTCTTAAGAAATGCCTGCCTGATCTGTCTTCGGTGGCGCTCACTGGCGCGGATGGCGAAAGCCCTGTTGCACTGGCCATCTCATGGCAGCCGCCCAGCGCGTAACCATCCCATATTCGCCTCGTGGCGTATTCGTGCCCTATCACGATACAGCCAAGAGGTGGCGCTTGATCGTTGCGCATCGTCGCGCGGGAAAGACGGTGGCATGCGTAAACGGCCTGATCCGATCTGCTCTTGTTTGCGATAAGGCGGAGCCTCGTTGCGCTTATGTGGCTCCCCTTCACAAGCAGGCAAAGGACACGGCTTGGACGTATCTAAAGCGCTTCGGCTCTGTGGTGCCTGGAACGGAGATCAATGAGAGCGAGCTCCGCCTCGACTTCCCGAATGGCGGCAGGGTGCGGCTGTACGGTGCGGACAACCCCGACGGGATGCGGGGGATCTATCTTGATGATTGCGTGCTCGACGAGTTCGCTGACATGCGTCCTAGAGTGCTTCCTGAAATCATCCGGCCAGCACTCTCCGATCGGAAGGGTTCGCTTACGGTTATTGGCACGCCTCGCGGCCACAATGCCTTCTACGATCTCTGGCAGACTGCGCAAAACGACAACGACTGGTTCGGCGCGATGCTCAAGGCCAGCAAAACAAAGCTGGTGGCGCAAGAGGAGCTTGATTCTGCCCGTAAGTTGATGACGCCAGAGCAATATGAGCAGGAATATGAATGCTCGTTCGAGGCAGCCATTCTGGGTGCCTACTACGGCAAGGAGATGCGCGCGGCTGAAGACGATGGGCGCATCAAGAATGTAGCCATAGACACGAATCATCCCGTCCTGACGGCATGGGATCTTGGAGTGCGCGATGCTACGGCTATCTGGTTTTACCAAGTCCTGGCGGGTGGGCTCCATATTGTTGACTACTACGAGGCTTCCGGGGTTGGGCTTGACCATTACGCTGATGTTCTCCGCGAGAAAGCGCGTGAGGGTGGTTACCAGTTGGGGCAATGCTACGTACCCCACGACGCCGAAGTGAAGGAATGGGGGTCTGGGCGCACTCGCATTGAGCAGATGCAGGCGCTCAAGCTACAGCCCGTTCTAGTCCATATGCATCGGTTGATGGACGGCATTGGGGCGGTTCGCGAAACGCTGGCACGCTGCAGGTTCGACAAGGTTCGCTGCGCTGACGGCATCGAGGCGCTGAAGCAATACCGCACCGAATACGACGAAGAACGTAAGGTCATGAAGCCCTCGCCGCTGCATGATTGGACAAGCCATGCGGCCGACGCATTCCGCTACCTCGCGATGAGCTGGAAAGAGCCTGAGAAGAAGCAGGACGTTGACCTCTCTCGGCTCAAGAGAGGGGTGATTTAGTGGTTTTTCTCTGGCTCGACATCATCAATGTTTGTCGGTGGGCGCGCCGCCGGAAATGGCGTTCCGCTCTTGCGGCACTTCGATGCTTAGTTGGCAATTTAAGAACATTTCTCCGGTTTCGTGCCGCGCGGTTTATTAAGGGGATTGCGTGATGGCCGAAGAGAAACAGGACGAAACCCGCGAAGAGAAGCTGAAGACCGTCCTCTTCCGTGAAGAACAAGCGGCAAGAAATTGGCAGGATGCGGACCTAACCAGCCATCGCCAGGTGTCGCTTGATTACTACGAGCGCAATCAGCGCGCCTTTCCGTCCGAGGATGGCCAGTCCAAGGTCATCACGAGCGAGTATCTCGATACCGTCGAGTCGATCATGCCGGCGCTCATGCGGGTGTTCGCGCTGGGCGACAGCATCGTTAACTTCACGCCCGATAATCCGGGCGATGAGCAGTCGGCAAAAGAGGCCACCGACTACATTCCCCATCTTCTCCTGCGGGAGAATGAGGGTTTCATCTGGTTTTACTGGTTCTTCAAAGACGCACTGATGTATCGGCTGGCTTGGGGTGCTGTCGATATCGAAGAGCGGGAGCAGGTCAAGCGTACGCCGGTCAGCAAGATTCCCGCCGATGTCTGGGCCTTGATGCAGACGCAGATCGAGCAGGAGGCAGAGAAGCGCGACGCGAAGGTCGAGATCGACGTAACGCAGGATGAGGCCGACGACACAGGCAAGCAGCCAAAGGCGGCTGTAAACTACTCCATGGGCCACCCCGACAGCCATTGCGGTATCTGCCAGCACTTCCAGGGCGGCTCGTGTCAGGTAACGGCGAGCGCTGGGCCTCCCACACCCGGCACGATCGATCCGGATTATTGGTGCCAGCAATACGCCCAAGGCCAGCCGCAGATCATCCCGCCGACGTTCTCGGGGACAATCACCACGACGCGTAAGGTCAAGAAGATCGTGGTCGATAACGTGGCGCCTGAAGATGGCCTCGTGTCCCCGATGTCTCGGCATATCGACGAAGCCTCGTTCTGTGGCTATCGCAAGAAAGTCACGGCATCCGATCTACGGGTGTTGGGCCTTGATCAAGACACGATCGACAACCTCGCCACAGACGACATTTACACGGTTGAGGAGGCGCAGCGGCAGCCTAACGTCATCCAGGCCTCGACGGAGCGAGACGACCGAGACGACAGCGAGCGCACGCTCTGGGTGGTTGTGGCGTTCGTCAAGTTCGATTGGGACGATGATGGCATCTCCGAGATGCGGCGGGTCGTTTATGCCCATGCTGGCGGCTCTGTTTCGGCCATTATCGAGAACGAGGAGTGGACGGACGGCGTAGCGCCGATCATCCCCGGTTCTCCGATCCTGATGAGTCATACGATCCCGGGCCGCGATCTCTTCGATCTGGTGCGGGATATTCAGGACATCGGCACCGCCGTAACGCGCGGCATGTTGGACAACACCTACATGGTGAACCGGCCAAGAGCGGCGGTTTCCGATGCAGTGGACCTTGCTTCGCTGATCGATTGGACGCCAGGTATGCCGATCCGCATGCGGCAGGGACAGAAGGTGACGCCGGAAGACCTGCAGTGGCTCACGCCCACGCCGATCATGGACAAGGCGCTGTTGGTTCTCCAGTGGAAAGACCAGATCCAACAGAAGCGTACCGGCGTCACGCCGAACAATCAGGGCCAGCCTGACGAGAACATGAACCCGACCGCGACCGGCGCATCTTTGCTGACCTCTGCGGCCGATTCCCGGATTGAACTCATCTCGCAGACCTTCGCCGAGACCTCGATCAAGCGCCTCTTCCGACTGCTCTATCGCGCCGTAAAGCGCGTTGCTGTTGAGCCCATCAAATATTGGGATGGCCAGTCGTTCGCGACGATCGACCCCACAAAGTGGCCTGACGACATGAGCCTGCAGGTCGATGTGGGTAATAAGGCGTCCAACAAGGTCCAGCAGATGCAGGCGTTGGGGACCATTGCGGCGGGGCAGGAGAAGCTTTGGGCGGCTCAGGGTAACCAAGCCGGACCCGCGTTGGGCTTGCAGCACCTCGCTAATACGCTGCGCAAGGGCGTCGAGATTGTCGGCTTCAAGAACTCCGACCAGTTCATCAACCCCGATCCGCAGATTCAGCAGCAAGTCGCACAGAAGGCCCAGCAGCCGCCGCCTCCCAACCCGGAGATGGCGAAGGTCCAAGCGCAGTCGCAGGCGAAGATGGCCGAGGTGCAGGCGAACGCACAGGCCAAGCAGCAGGAGCAGCAGAGCGACGCGCAATTGGCCCAGCAGAAGCTTATGGCCGATATCGAGGCGGACCGTCAGCGCGCCGCAGCGGATATGCAGATCGCCCGCGAGAAAGCCCAGCAGGACATGCAGTTGGCTCGCGAGAAGGCAGCCCTCGAAGCTCAGTTGAAGCGTGAGGAGCTAATCCTTGAGGCACAGCTCAAGCGCGAGCAGATGCGGATGGACCCGGATACGCCCAACTCATCGAACATCCAGGAACAGGACACCGTATGAGCGGACTTTTGTTCTTTATCCTTTCGCTGCTTTGCATCTCGTGCATGGCAAACGCAGTAGGTCTTTTGCTCGTGATTAAGTGCGTGGCGGCTCGCCATGACTGATCTTTCCCTTGAGGAGCGCCGCAACCGCGCCAACCGCGCCAAGGCCGCTCTTGATGATCTTGGATGGGCATTCGAGTCCTACGAAGACAAGCTCACCGAGGGCTGGAAACAGAGCAATTTCGACCAAGCCGAGCACCGCGAGGTGATCTGGCACCGCTTGCGCACGCTGAAGGGCCTGAAAGACGGCCTGGTCAGTTTCATCAACGACTACGAGGACGAGCAGGTATTGCATGACGCCCGAGAACGCAACCGAACCGACTGAGTCGCAGGAGCCCACTGCGGCAGATTTTGAGGCAGACGACGAAACGCTAGAGTCGCCTGCTTCGGAGACCGCTTCAGACGATGAAACGGTGTCCCAAGCAGACGGCGAACAAGAGGGAGAGCACGAAGCCGAGTCCGATCCCTATGCGGCCGCGCCTGAGTTCTGGTCAGCCGAGAAAAAGGCACTCTGGGAGAAGATCACCGACCCGGAAATCCGGGCGGCGATCCACGACCACGAGCGGCAGGGCGCAACGGCAGTCAATAAGCGGCTCATGGAGGCGGCCGAGGAGACCAAGCAAGCTAAGTCTCAGCTTGAGAAACTCACCTCCGAGCGTGACCAGCTCGCCGCTTTCTGGCAGCAGGCTGGCCCCAGGCTGGACGCCATGTTCTCCAACAAGTGGGATGGCTACGACTGGCTGAAGATGGCCGCCGAAGACCCGGCGCTTTACACAAAGCTGACGGCACAGCGTGATGCAGAGGCGAAGGAGCTTCAGAACGCTCACCAGCGTCACGCGGCAGAGATCCAGGCCGCCAATCAGCGCGCGCAGGAGTCATTCAAGCAGATCCGACAGACTGAACACGAGAAGCTTGCCGCAAAGCTGCCGGATTTTGCCGCCGACAAAGCACAGGCGACCTACGACAAACTCGGAAGCTATCTGACGAAGACCTACAAGTTCGCTCCAGAGCGCATCAACGCGATGTACGAAGCGGACGTTATTGAAATCGCCCACAAGGCTATGCTATATGACGAAGCGCAGGCGAAGTTGCGGGCACAACCCAAGGCTTCGGCTGCTACCGCGACGCAGACACCGAAGCGCGTCACTCCGGGAGCCCGATCGGGTCAACCCAACGAGAGTGAGGCGCAGCGACAAGCCGAGAAGCGGTTGAGAACCGGCCAAAACCTTAGCGACGCAGATGTCGAAAGGCTCTTTGGCTAAGTCTTAACCCGGACCCTTTGGTCCAACTCATAGGCTTGTTCAAATGGCTGCACCTACCAATACCTTCCTGACCAGCGCCGCCGTGGGTATCCGCGAGGATCTCCACGACAAAATCTTCATGTTAGACAAGGACGAGACTCCGGTTTTGTCCTCGATCGGCAGCGGCACCGCAAAGCAGACCTTCTCGGAATGGCAGACGGACGTGCTGGGCAACGGCTCGGCGTCCAACTTCCAGCCGGAAGGCAATAACGCCACGTCTGTGGCTGTTGTCCCGACCGTTCGCGTCGGCAACCGCACCCAGATCATGGGCAAGTACTTCACCATCTCGGGCACTCTCGAAGCCACGGTGGAGGCTGGGCGCAAGTCCGAAATCGGCCTGCAGACGATGAAGCAGGGCCGTCAGCTCAAGATGGACATCGAGACGACCCTCCTGCTCAACCAGGCATCGACCGGTACCGACCCGCGTAAGATGGGCGGCATCCTGTCGTGGCTGACGAGCAATACGAACCGTGGTGCAGCGGGCGCCAACGGCGGCTTCTCTTCGGGCAACACCGTGGCGGCCACCAACGGCACGCAGCGCACCTTCACCGAGACCCTGTTGAAGGCAGCCATGCTGTCGGCGTTCAATTCGGGTGGTCGTCCCAACCTCATCGTGCTCGACGGCACGCACAAGCAGATCGCTTCCGGCTTTACCGGCATCTCGACGCAGTTCAACCCGGTGGATGGCAAGATTGCCACGCTGGTGGGTGCTGCTGACCGTTACGTCGGTGACTTCGGCACCTACACGATCGTTGCGGACCGCTACACCAGCAACCGCGACTGCATCGGACTCGATCCGCGCATGGCCAAGGCGCTCTGGTTCCGAAAGATCAAGCGTGAGGAGCTGGCGAAGACCGGCGACGCGCGCAACTTCCAGATCCTGGGCGAGCTGACCCTCGAAGTTTCGAACGAGGCGGCTCACTTCGTGGTCGCGGACCTGACCTAATGGATGGGGGAAGGACTTCGGTTCTTCCCCTTCCTCTTTTCTCAGGAGTTGATATGGCAAAGGAAGCGCCCGGCAAGACGATCTCTCTTACGATCGATCACGTCTTTATGCCGGAAGACCTGATGAGCAATGATCCGGAAGCCAGGACGCGTCGGTATCCGGCCAAGGACAGAGACGGCAAACGAGCCAAGTATCGCGTCAACGACGCATTGGCCGATCTCCTGATCTCCAAGGATCAGGCCATGGAAGTGCCAGACTAATGTCGCGCTATAGCGCCACGGTCGATTACAACCCGCAGACGGGTATCGAGAGGAAGTTTCACCGCCTCCACGATGGAGAGTGGGCGTACGAGACGACCCAGCACACCACGCATAATATTCTGGATTTCAACAAGGAGCGCCAGAACCACTATTCGCCAGTGAGCCAGGTCAATGGCGACCGCATGGTGGCGAGTATCCCGCTCATCTTTATCCAGAAGTGGTTCAACGAGTACGGGATCGATTATTGGTCCCCCGATCCCGACATGCAGAAGCGCGTTGATCGCCTCCTTGATGAGCCGGAATGGCGCTGGCTACGGACTGACGATTCTGTGCTATCGAAGCGCCGCGTGAGCAAGGCTGAGGTCGAGCGCCGGGTTGCCGCGCGCAAACTGTTCGAGCCCATCTGATGACCGTCAATATCACCGCCTACACGGGCCTGACGGCAGCGGTTGCGGCGTGGCTGTCGAGAGATGGTGACACGGACATCGCCAATCGGGCCGACGACTTCATCGCCCTGTGTGAAACCCGCATGTACTACGGGTCCGATGCTGTTCCGGGCGTGCTTCCACCTATGGAAGCCATCCGCATTCCGGAGATGTACCAGACCAACGCCAGCTTTGCCTTGACCCAGAACGTGGCGCAGCCGACGGGCTTGCTGGAGCTTATAGAAGCACAGGTAAACGCCTCGGCGTCTGGTGGTCCCGCTCCTCTGACGATTGTCGAGGAGAGCATTATCGACAGCATGAGCCCGTTCGATACGGGTTCGGCTCGATATATCGCTCTTTCGGGCAACAATTTCCGCCTGTGGCCCGATCCGGGAACGAATGTCTACACCGGGACCATTCGCTACTACGGCGCGCTCACGACGCCCTCAGGAACCAATCCCGCCAACTGGATTTTGACCAACTCGCCGTCTGTTTATCTCAACGGCTGCCTACTGGAGGCGGCGCTTTTCACTCAGGACTTCGAATCGGCCTCGAAGTATGGCGCCCTCTATTCGTCGGCGGCTGGGGCTCTAAACACCCGTGCGATGAGCCGTCGTTTGGCTGCAGCGCAGAACGTGCGCATGAAGGTTAGAGGCTGGACCCCTTAAATGCCGCCAGTCCCATTCGCCGAATGGCGGCCCGACATGCCGGATTTGAGCCAGTGGGCGAGGGAAGCGCTCAACGTGGTCGCGTCTGAAGAAAGCTATACGCCCCTGGCGTCGCTTTCGACGATCACGAACGCCCTGACAGCTAGGGCACAGGGCGCGGCGTGGTTTCGGTGCCCTGATGGCACACAGAAGACCTTCGCTGGAGACGCGACAAAGCTCTATCTGCTCTCGTCCACCACATGGAGCGATGTAACTCGGACCGTCGGCGGTGCATACGCTACCGGCGCGGATCAAAATTGGCGCTTCGAGCAGTTCGGCTCTCTCGCTATCGCTACAAACGGCGTAGATGCCGTCCAGAAGTTCGATTTAGCGGCTGGCACCAACTGGACGGCTCTCGGTGGAACGCCTCCTACGGCCAGATATGTAGCCGTGGTGAACGACTTTCTGGTGTTGGGATATGTCGCCGCGAAGCCAATGCGCATTCAGTGGTCCAGCATCAACAATGCCGAGGGTGGATGGACGGCGAGCGACCCCGCAACGCAATCGGACTTCAATGACGAGCCTGATGGCGGCCAGATCACGGGCCTCTTAGGCGGGGAATACGGGCTGATCTTTCAGGAAACGGCGATTCGCCGGATGACCTACGAAGGATCGCCCATCATCTTCCGGGTCGACAAGATTGCCAAGGATCTGGGGACATCAGTTCCCAATAGCGTTGCCGGCGTGGCCGATCTGGCGATTTTCCTGCATCAGTCCGGCTTCTACATGATCCAGGGTGGCCAGCAGATTACACCCATCGGGCGAGGGAAGGTCGATAAGACTTTCTGGAAGGAATTTGACCAGGCGAATCACTTCCGTAGCTCTGCCGCCTTCGACGCCTCACGCGGTTTGTACGTCTTTGCCTACCCAGCAAACGGCAACAACGGCGTTCCGAACCGGCTGTTGATTTACAACGTCCGCACCGAGAAGTGGTCGCGCGCTTTTGTGACAACGGAACTGCTGTTCAGCTCTATCAGCCAGCAGAGCTACACGCTGGAGCAGTTAGACCCCTTCGGCACGCTCGAAACCCTCCCGTTCTCGCTGGATAGCTCGTTCTGGAATGGCGCAGCGGCCCTTTTGCTGGGGGGCTTCGATACAAGCCATAAGGCGGGGGCGTTCAATGGCGCAATCCTCGCGGCCACGATCGAGACAGCAGAAATCAATCCCGGTGGTGGTAGGAGGGTCACGCTGAGGTCCTGCCGTCCGCTGATTGATGGCGGCCCGCCGCAGATATTGGCGGGATGGCGAGAGAACCAGCAATCGGCCGTCGTCTATACCAATCCGTCGAACGTCACCTCTTATGGGCTGGCACCACTTCGTCGAAGCGGGCGGTATTTTCGTATTCGGGCCACGATCCCGGCTTCGTCGACATGGACCAACGCCCAAGGCGTGGATGATCTGGATTTTAGGCCAGTGGGCGGACGATGAGTCTTCCGGCCCTACAGAAATCGCCGCCGAACACAGATATCTCGACGACCGTCAACCGGCTGGTGCGGGAGTTCAACCGGCAGGATCGCAAGGCGCCGATCATTGGCACGGATACAGGCTCTGGAACGGCCTACGTCATCGCTCCCGTGCCTGGGATCAAGATGTACGAGGTTGGTCAGGAGTTCGTCTTCAAGGCGGTAAATGCCAACACGGGAACGGCGCCAACGCTAGCGGTGAACGGACTGACGGCGGGCACGATCACCTATCCGGACGGCACTCCGCTGGTTGTGGGGGCCATTGCGGCTGGATCATGGGTTGAGGTCATCGTTGCGTCTGTTACTAGCGGAACGCCGACGTTTGTCATCAATGCTCCGCGTCCCCTTTTGTCAAAGATAACCGCCGTTCTCGGAGCTAACGTAACAATCACTCCAGCAGCTACATGGGTTGATGGCCCAAGTATTGCTCAGGGAGCATCCGGACTATGGCTGGCGGGAGGCACGCTTTCGTTTGTGACGGGCGCGGCTGGAGACACGATACGCGCCAAGCTTCACGACGGAACCAATGTCGTGGCCGCATCTCAGGTGAGTATTTCGGCTGGCGCATCAGCCGGAAGCATTTCCTTGGGGGGTATCTTCACAAGCCCGCCGGGGAATATCCGGATGAGCGGCCTCGCCGCCACCCGCACAGACGGCGGGATGATCTTCAACGCCAGCGGGACGAGCAAAGATTGCTCCGTCTGGGCCGTGAGGATCGGCTGATGGACGTGATCATTTACAATGATCCCAGCGGCAACGTGGTGGCCTTCACCCCACCGGGCGGGATGACGGCAGAGGATGCACAGGCGCTCTGTCCATCGCCGTCGTTCATCGTCGATAACTCTACGCTCCCAGATGCTCCAATGCAGGCTTGGCGGCTTGCGGTCGATGGAACCTTAACGGTCGATGCGAAGACGGTCGCGGCTCTTGCCATTCCCACCTCGGTCACGAACGCCCAACTCAAGCGACAACTGGATGTCTTAGGCAGGCTCACAGCGGCACAAGCGGCAGTTTCCCAAGCTGGCGGCCTCACGCTAGAGCTTTGGTACGGGGCAGGGACGTTCAACCGCACCGATCCGCTCCTCAATCAGATGGCGGCTGCTATCGGCATGTCTTCTGCGGATGTGGATGCGGCTTTCACTGCTGCCGCCAAGCTTTGATCGCGACCGGCATAAACCCCATGTATATCGAACTGGCGTGGCCCTATCTGTGGCCCTTTCTGGAGCGTGCGTTACGCCATTCAGACGAAAAACCCACTCCCGCAAGCCTACTGGCGTCCATACGTCAAAACGCTTGCCAAAGCTGGCTGATATACGATAAAAATATCGCAGTAGCCGGCATCCTTACGCGTTTATTGCGCGAAGAGACAAGCGGCGAACTCCATTGCCACATCTGGCTTATCGGTGGTTCGCACTTGCTTAGCTGGGCTGAAGACTTCCTTTCCAAACTGATTCCTTGGGCCAAGGGCGAGGGCTGCTGCGCGCTGACGACCAGCTCCAAGAGAGGCTGGGGTCGTCGGGCGGCGCGCTTTGGCTTTGTGCCTATTGAAGCCCGTAACGGCTTCCCGACGTGGAGGCGTGACATCTGATGCGCCTCGATCTCGATACTGGTTTTGAAGCTCTCTTAAGCGATCCGTATGCCGATCATCCGGTAAGGAATGCGCATATCCTGAATGGCGGCGGTGGTCAGACCTCAACGCAGCAGCAGACGCAGCAGAGCGAGACGGGGCCGCCGTCTTACCTGCAGCCGTACCTGAAAAGCGCCATCCAGAGCGTCAGCGACTACTATCAGCAGAACCCGAACGCGCCCCAATACTACTCGGGCGAGACGGTTGCGCCGCTCTCTGGCACGACGCAGAACGCGATTTCTAACGCCACGAATTGGGCGAACAATAATCCGATGCTGCCGGGGTCGGCCGCGTCGCTGAACAAGTTCACGTCTGGCGCTTATGTCGATCCGACAACTAATCCAGATTATCTGAAGGCGCTGTCGGCCTCTCACCAGCCGTATATCGACCAGTTCAACAATCAGATCCTACCGGGCGTGCAGAGCGGCTTCGAGGGAGCGGGGCGGTATGGCTCGGGTGCCAACCAGAATGCCACGCAGCAGGCGGTTAAGAACCTCGATACGACAATCAACAATGCAGATGCCCAAGCGGGCTCACAGTATTACCAGCAAGCGCTAAACCAGATGCTGACGGCCAATAGCCTAGTACCGGGGGCCAATCAGGCGCAGTTGAACAATATAAATGCGCAGTCGGCGGCTGGAACGATGATCGACCAGAACCGTCAGGCCCAGGATGCGGCGGCGCAAGCGGCCTATAACTACAACTCGAACGCCTATCCCAACTACATGGCGCAGTACATGGCCATCCTGAATGGCGGATATCCGGGTGGTTCGTCGAGCGGGACATCGACGGGGACTACTTATCAGCCCACCAACCAACTCGGCGGCATCATGAGCGGCGCCATGGGTGGCATCGGTCTTGGTCTTCAGGCGGCATCTCTGTTCTCCGATGTGCGGCTTAAGGAAAACATCGCGCCAATCGGCAAGACGCACGACGGCCAGAATATCTATTACTACCACTACAAGGGTGACCGCACTCCCCGGGTCGGCTTGATGGCACAGGAAGTTGCACAGACGAAACCCGAGGCCGTTGAGCTAGATCCTTCGGGCTTCCTGAAGGTCAACTATCAGAAAGCGCTAGGATTGTTCTAATGGCCCAAGCACCTGCTTTTCCAGGCTTCCAGGGGATGACGCCCCCTTCGCCGCCCCCGGGCTTTCAGTTGCCGCAGGGTATGCCTTCTCTTCCCCAGTTTGGAAGCAACGCACCTGCTTATCCGATGCCTACGGGTTTGGGGCCTGCGCCGCCGCAGATTTCCAGCATGCCTGCTCTCCAGATGCCGCAGGGTATACCGGGAATGCCCTTTCCCCAGGCGCCGCAAGCGGTGCAGCAACAGATGCAGCCACAAGGCCTTCCACCGGGTATGCCACCCGGGATGCCGCCAATGATGCCGGGGCAGGGGCCACCTCCTGGTGCAATGCCGCCTCCGATGATGCAAGGGCAACCCTATGGGATGCCGTTCATGCAAAACGGCCAAGGTCTGTTCTAAATGGACCCGACGAACCTCCTTGCTCTCCTGCAGGCGGCCCAACAGGCGCAACGCTCTCCGACTGCCCTTGGCCCGATCTCGCCGCAGCAGTTACAGCCGGGCTTTCGTGCGCCGCCGCTAATGGGAATGAACGTGCCGCAACCGCAACAGCAGCCGGGCTTCGATCCCTCGCAGATGAGCGGAATGCTGGGCGGCCTGGCAGGGATGAGACATTCGGCAGGTTGGGTGCCTTCCTCTTCTGGCTCAGAGCCGAGCCGTACTGCCGGCGATGCCGACTTGGGCGGCTATGGCGCTGGCATTGACCCGATGAGCGGCAATCCGAACGCGCAGCCGACTATCTTCAATTCACAGGACCCGCACGAGCAAGCCATTCAACAGGCGCTTAATCAGGCGATGCCTACGACTCAATCCGGCGGTGGCTTGTTTAGTGGTCTCGGCAACTGGATTAGTGGTCTATTCTAATGGCCGATCCCAGCAATCCATATTTGCCGGATAAGCTGAGCACCCTCGGCATGATGCTGACCGGGCTTGGCTCGGGCATCGGTGCGGCGGCTTCGCGTAATCTGCCGTTCTATTTCGGCGTGGCTCCCGGCGCAGAGGCGTTCCAGAACAGCTACAACAACGTCGTCAACCGTGGGCTGAATTACGACCTCGCGCGCAAGAACTATGAGCTGAACGCCGGCTATAAGAACATGCAGGAAAGGCAGATCGATCTGCAGTCCCGCATGATAGAGAACCAGCTTGGCATCCAGAAGGATGTCATGGAGCATCCGGAGAAATATGGCCTGACTGGGACGGGCGGCTCGTCGTCCAACGGTCCCGGATTTAACGTACAGCCTCCAGTTTTAGGTCCGGGTAGCGGTCCGACCGATAACAACATCGGGAATGTGCGGCCGAATGGACAATCGACGGGCTTCCAGACAGTACCTGATTTCAATTCGGGCGTGGCACTAACCGTCAACAATGCGCGCGCCTATCCCAAGGCGTTCAATGGCGGCCAGCCAATGAGCATCACGCAGATCGCTCAGCGATGGGCGCCGACGGGAGACGGGGCGAACGATCCCAATGCGTGGGCTTTTACCGTCTCGCGTGGTTCAGGGCTCGATCCGAATCAACCGCTCGACCTAAGTAACCCGCAGATCGCGGCGCAGTTTGCGCGCGGCGTTCACCTGGCAGAGAAGGGCAACAAGGCCGTTCGTCCAGTTAGCGACTATCTGCCGGGTGCCAGTGCTGGAGCGCCGCCGCAAGCGCAGCCGCAGGCCGCTCCGCAGCCCAACGGCATGCCGCCGATGCCCGGGCCACCGCCCGATACCTCGCGGCTCGCGATGCTTGGGTTAGCCGGGCCGACGTATGGCGCCCTCGGCACAGCTCGCGCTGGTTACCTTAACAAGCTGCAGGAAGATGCCTGGAAGCGATACAATGCGCAGGTAGAACAATTTAAGACGAAGAACCAGATTGCCAACAATCCGGTGAATCTCGACGCGAACGGCAATCCCGTCATCAACCCCACAATCCCGGCTGCCGCTAAGGCGAAGAGTGACGCGGAGAAGCATTACGCAGAGGCCAGCGCGCCCTATAAAACCTCGGAGTTCCAAAGCTTCGTAATGTCACTACCGATGGTCGATCGGGCGAACATTCAGTCGGCTCTCAACGAGGGTAAGTTCGACGACGTTCGCAAGCTTGTGACCGACGCTCAGGGCGGCATTCCCTGGGAGAACCGCAGCCTGCACGGGCAGGATTTCGTGAAGACGTTGCCGCCGGGTACACAAAACCTGATGTCAGGGCTGCTCGACGGGTCTATCTCCGTTCAGGACTTGCCGAACAGGGCACAACAGGCCGGCATCGATACGTCGCGTGTCAACTTGATGGCGCTTGCTAAGCAGATCGATCCGGACTTCAGCACCACACTTGGCCCATCGCGTAAGGCGTTTGAGGAAGACTTGGCGCATGGCCCGGGCTTGGTGAAGCTGAATGCTCTTAACGCCGCTCCTCAGCATCTCTCGCAGTATCTTGACCTGATGGATGCCTTGAAGAACGGCAACACGCCATTGGTCAATCGCATCGTCAACGAGTACCGCACGCAGAGCGGTGATCCGCGCGCCACCAACGCTGAGGCGCTTGCGGGCATTCTCGCTGCAGAGGTTGCGAAGGCTGTCAAAGGTGCTGGCACGCTTAACGAGGCCGAAGTGGACCGCAACGTGGCCGCTCTCAGTGACGCCCATTCGCCAGCACAGGCGATCGGTATCGCCAAAACGTGGTCCAACGCTCTCTATGCGCAGATCAAGAATCTTCAGGAGCGGGCGAAGGCGTACAACATCCCGGAAAAGACTTGGCAGAATTACATCAACCCGGAAGCCAGGGATGCATTGGGGAAGATCAACTCTGCTGGACAAAAGACCGCTCCGCCCGGGCAACAGACCGAGGCGCAGACGCCCGGCAATATGCCGGCACCGAAGAGTAAGACGGAGTACGATTCACTTCCGCGAGGAACGGTCTTCACAGCACCAGATGGCTCGCAGCGGGTAAAGCCATGAGCTGGTGGGATGAGGCGCCGGTCGCGGGAACGAAACTCTATAGCCCAAACCCGGACGCACCGAAGGTATCGGGTGGCCCAGATATCCCTTTGTCGGCCCCGCAAGCACCCACGGATAGCGATAGTTGGTGGAAGATGGCACCCGCTGCGCCGCCCGATCGTCCCTTCAGCGAACGCGCGACGCGTTTCCTTACGGCCATCCCGCAGGGCATCAATTCCGGGCTATTTCAGGGTGCAACCTTCCTAGGCGATGCATCCGGCCGACTTGCCAAACTGCTGGGGATTTCTCCGGAAAATACCCCGCTGCCTAGCCAGCAAATCCAGAACGCCGGCAACGAGATGCGCGATAGAAACGGCATCACGTACACGCCGAATATCACGCCAGAGACGATAGGAGAACGCGCGGCACTCGCTACAGGCGAGGCGATCGGCAATGTTGCGTCCAGCGCCGTTCCGGGCGGCATGTTGGCACGCACAGCGGCTCCCGCCGTGCAGGGTTTTCGCGTCGCCGCGCCCACTTATGGACAGACGGTCGGCAAGGCTCTTTCGACTAGCCCGATAGCGCAGACCGCATTTACGGCGGCCGGTAACATTGTCGGCAACGAGACGGACAATCCATATCTCGGGGCTGCGACCTCTTTTGCGTTGCCTATTCTTGCGCATGGGGCGCAGCGTACGGTAAGCGCGGCTCCAGCAGCCTCGACGCAGGATGCGGAGCACAGGGCGCTTCTAGAGTTCGGGCGCCAGAACAACCTCGGCCCACTGACTGCCGGCAAGATCCTCGACAGCCCCAAGCTTCAGACGCTTGAGAGTGCCGCGACCAAGACTCCTGTGCCTTTCCTTGGCCGGGATGTTGCCGACACCGAGATTGCCAATCGCAATAGCTTCCAGCGCGCGGCCTTGGAGAAGGCGGGGACGTATGGTGCGACTGCGGCGACTCCTGATGTTTTGACGGCGACCAAGGATCGCATCGGGCGCAGTTTCAATAACCTCGAAAACAGCACCACTGTTTCAATTGATCCGAAGTTCGACGCCGATATCGCCAACGCCAAGGCGGATTTCAGCAAGCAGTTGGCAGATCAAATGCCGGCTTCCGTCACAAAGAAGCTGGACGAACTTGCTCAAGCGGCAACTGTCCGTAACCAGCCGGGCGTGCAGAACGTGACCCTTGACGGCACGACTTATAAGAACATCCGCAGCAAGCTCAGCGCTCAACTGGCAACGGCCAGCGGCACCGACAAGCAGGCGATCGGCGGCATGATCGATGCCCTGGATGGCGCTATGGAGCGCTCCTTGCCGGCCGATCAGGTGAAGGACTGGCAGATCGCACGCCAGCAATGGCGCAACTACCTCGCGCTCGATAAGTCGGTGGGCGCCAATAATGCCAATACCGCTATCGGCAATATGTCCACGGCTGCTTTCGGTCAAGCGG